GAGGTCAGGGTGACGATGAACCTCTGAAGGTGGACCTGACGTAGGAGTCGGTCACGACGATTCACGAAAGACTCCTTTGATCAGACGACCGCGAGGTCTTCGGTTTCGTACTTGCTCACGAACGGTTTGTCGACCGGACGACCGAGCAGCCACACTGCGCCGTTCGCGGCGATCAGTGGGGCGATGTCAGTAGGCGAGTGCCGCCGATCCCAGAGCCACCCATCACCAGACGGCTTGGTCACCGCAGTCGCCGCTGCCACGTCGAGGACGGGCTGGGGAAGATGGTCGAAACCGTTGTCGCGCACGATGTCGTAGAACGCGCCCATCCCCGCAGGAAGGTCTGCACCCTGCCAGTCGATAATCGGCACGCCCGCCGCCGCGAGGTCAATCAGCAACCCGGACACTGGAGCGCCGCGAGTCTGACCCGTCACGGCCTCGATCAGATCGACGCGCTTCGGATCCTGCAACCACGACAGCACCCACTCGACACCAGCACGCGAGGCGACGATCTCGACCTGCGGGCGGCCACGATCGTTGATCCCAGCAAACGAAACATGCGCGCGGGACCGGTCGTGCGACACGTCAATGCCCGCCTTGACCTTGCCGACGATGGCCGGCAGGGCAGGAGGTCGGACCGTGCCTGCCTCCCAAGTGCCGGGAGGGAACGGACCCTCAAGGGAACCATCCGACCACTGGCATAGGACCTCTGTGCGGTAGACCCACTCAGGATCCGTGCGCCGTGCGCCACTGATCGCCCGGTCAGTGATCGTGTGACCCTGAGCCGGGTTCGCCTGTGAGATCCCATCAGGGTCATCAAGTGCGCAGCCAGGAGGTGCAGACCACTCGAAGATGCCAAGCGAGTCGTCATCCTCAAGCGCGTCAGCTACCTCGGTATCCTCCGGCGCCGCATCGGTCACGTCCTGCAAACCGTCCGGGTCGCCGAGTGCGACGTGGGCGATCTTACGTAGGAACCGCAACACGATCGACGCCGCATCGCCAGCGTTCGACGCAGCCCAGACCTGAGCGTGAGCGCGGGCCAAGGTCGTCTTTGTGACCGCGCCCCACGCATCCCAGGACTGATGCTCACGCAATTCGTCCATGAGGACCAAGTCGCCGGAGAGTCCACGGCCACCGCGACGATTCGCGGCCTGGACTTTGTACCGCTCACCGGTACTTAGTTCGAGGGACTTCTTGCCGTTCGTCCTGTTGATCTTCTCGATTTCAGCTTCGAGTTCAGGAACGTCCTGCGCGATGTCGACCGCGCCCTGCCAAACCTCTTCCGCGATGTCGAGGTTCTGTGCGGTGCCGATGACCAGCGCCGCGCCGCGCACGTACATGAAGAACAGCGCGAGGATCTGAAGGAAGGTGCTCTTACCATTCTGCCTCGCGACCAGCAGGATCACCGTGCGAAAGCGGAACGTCCCATCAGGCAGGAGTTCGAGCGCATGAATCGCAAGCCACTTCTGCCACGGCAGCAGGTCCATGCCGAGTATGTCGTGAGTGAAGTCGATCAGCGCGAAGCCAGCAGTCGTCTTACGGGTCAGCTTGCGCAGCGGCGGCGTGAAGATCCGCGGCGACTCGAAGCCGAACCGCTTAGGCGGTGCGCTTGCTCGGGCGGTTGGCCGAGCGGAGGAGCGCGAGCTTGCCACCAGCGCTCTCCTTCTTCTCATCCAACCGCACGCGGCCGGCAGGAGTCAGGCCCAGCGCGTCGCACGCCTTCAAGTAGGTCGGGATCGTCACGTTGTCCAACGACTTCGGCTTAGCGCGCGGGTCGTCGTCAAGGTCGTCGTCCTCATCACCGATGCCGTCGATGGTCCGAGCCAAGTGGCGCAGGACTTCAACCGCGCCAGCGTCCAGCAAGGTCAAGTGAGTCGCTGCCTTGATCGAAGCCTCGGTGGCTTCAAGCACGGAATCGAAGGTCTTCACGGGGGCCTCCTCGCACGCGCGCGACCCCCCTAAGTGGTCGGGGGGGGAAGACCCACTACCCGAGAAGTAGGCCCGCGATTTTTTTCTTTTGAGATTTTTAAGGCCCAGGGTCGGAAAGATTTAGTGTTCATCCGAACAGTAGTGGCCGCACGTCATCGAGCGAGTCACTCTTTATGCTGTTGCAGATGAAGTGTGCTAGTTGCACGTTCGCTTTGGTGTGCGTGCCGCCATGCACTAACGGCACGATGTGATCGAGACTCGCGCTCATTAGGTGCGGGTAAGTGAGTGCCTTATCAACTCTCTTGCCACACACACCACAACGCCATGCATCGCGGTCGTAGATGTAGGCAACCTTGATGCACTCAGTCTTGACGCCATTGACGCCACGCTTCCGTGCGTCGCGTCTCTTCTCATAGTCACGCTTCGCTGCCCTCGCGTTGATAACACGACATGATGGGCAACGCTTCACGGATCCCTTGACGCTAGATGTTTCTCCACAGTCGATACAAATGATGATGTGTGGTGGCTTGAGTACGTATCGCTCTCTCTTGATCGCCAGTTGTACATCTCTGCTAGCCACATAGCCACCCTTGGCTCTGCACTGTGACGAGCAGTACTTGATGACTCCTGCTCTGCGTGTGCTGAAGGGAGAGCCGCACCATGTGCATATCGGAACGTGGATCTTGCAGACCAGGACTTTGAGCATGAGCGCTCGCTTGCACTCTGGGCTACAAGTCCTCATCTGCTGCTGAGTGAGCACCATTCGACTGAACTCATGCCCGCACCATTTACACTCCGCGGTGCGGAGACGCTTCTCTTTCTCGCGCTGGTCTGGCCCGAAGCGTTCAACCATGAGGTCGTAACCGCGTCGGTGTCTGCACGGAATCGAGCAGTATTTCTGCGCTCGATGGGTTGGGGTGAAGAGCGACTCACACCCAGCACAAGGGATGGCTAGCAGCGGACGAACATCCATCGAAACTCCCAGGGGATGCGGAAGGCCCCGACACCTGGGATGTCGAGGCCTTCCTAACCGCGAGGATCAGTCGCGGATATTTATGAGGTTACATTCACCAACTACGCGATGTGATGCCAAGCCCAGGAACAGGCGCACTAGCGCCTCGTGTCTTGTTGCATCGCGCATGTGCGCTGCGTAGGTTGCTTGGCTCTTCAGCAAGGTGGGGGTGTGTGGACAGTGGCTTCTCGTGGTCGACAGTGAATGAGTCGGGATTGTCTTTGTCTGCGTCGTAGTTGATGGGTTGACCACACAACCAACACGGCAGACGCTTGGCCCTTTGGTTGGTACGGAGTAGACGCCAACGCCGGGTGCTCCGACCTCGGTACTTCTCACTCATCCGGCAAGCCAACGCCGTAGATGTTCACCTGCTCACAGCATCCGCAGCGTGGAGGGATGAATAGGAATCTGACGGGCGTACCCGGCTCAGGTCGACGCTCACGGAAGTATCTCGCGTAGGAGTAGAGCGGTCGGTCTTCCTCGATCAGGGTCTGGATCTCGTTCATCCCAGGGCTCGCCATCGGGAAGTCCTCGATCTGTCCGTCCCGTGGGCCGCCCACGAACTGGACGTTCATTGTGCTGAGTTAGGCGTCGATGCAGTCGCCTTGCATGTGGGGCATTCCCAGACGACGACACCAGAGGCCGCGATTCGCTTGGGTGCTGGCTTGGGTGGGCATTGGCGACGATGGTGCATCTTCGTGTGGATCATGTCCGCCTGTCCAGCGCGTGGTGCGTATTGACCCACCCAAAGGAGCCGTCGTCCCGCTCGACAGGCTCAGATGTGATGCCGCATACACAGTCGTCGCCGTCGATGTCGTGGTCGACAAGGTCATCCTCAGGCCAGACGTGGACCGGCGCGTCTGTGTGCACCCGCCATCCGCTCATGGCGTTACCTGCAGCACAGACAGGTCTCGGGTGAGCGTGATCCTGGCGTCGAGGAGCTCGTCGATGCGCTCCGAGAACCGTCGGACGTTGGGCAGGTCAGGGGCAGCAACTGCGCGGGTCAGCATCTGGCACAGGGTGGTGAGCGCCTCGTCGACCTCCGAGAGCGTGACGTCGTCGCGCCTCGTGATCGTCATGGCGACCTCCTGGCGTGGTGAACGTTTAGCCCTCGCTGATGTCGGGTGTGCTGACCGTGTCCGTAGGGATGCTGGTGTCAGGCCGGCGACAGAGCGAGGGAGCATGAGGAAACGGACCGGCCCCGTTTTCAGGGTGCCTTGTCCGCCTGCAATAAAGCATGACAGACCGGCCCGTTTTTGACAAGGATTATCATTATCGGCGTGTCGCTCTCCGCAGCGTCCAGTAGATCCAGCCGTGCAGCAGGCCGTACCAGACGACGACACTGAGGATGGCGAGCACATTGGATCTCATCGCTTCACTCATGCTGTCTCTCCAAAGTTGAGGTCGAGTCCGACCTGTAGGGGTTTACTGATGCGCTGCACGATCAAGGGTAGATAGTCGGCTTCGCGCTCGATCAAGATGCACTGGAAGCCTTCGAGGATGCACGCCTCGCCTGTTGTCCCTGATCCTGCGAAGAGGTCTAGGACGGTCCCTCCGCGTGGTGTGACGAGCCTGACGAGCCAGCGCATTAGGTCCAACGGCTTGACGGTCGGATGTGCTATCTCGCCCGCTCGTGG